ATAGATTATTAAAATTCTTTAATTGTCCATATAAGCATGAACCAATTAGAGATGGTGATAAAGTAAAGTGGGTATATCTTAAAGACAACCCATTAGGATTAGAAACAGTTGCATTCAAAGATTATAATGACCCAAAGGAAATTATGGATTTTGTGGAAACCTATGTGGATAGAAACAAAATATTTGAAGCAGAATTAGAAAACAAATTAGATGACTTTTATAACGCATTAAAGTGGGATAAAGTTACCGCAGACACAAAAACAGCAAAGAAATTCTTTGCATTTTAAAAAATTATTCGTATATTAGTAAAACAAACATAAAACATGAACAAAAACAATTTATTAAAATTCATTCAAAAGTATTCACTAGGTGGACTTATTGAATCAGTAGCGTGGAACGCCGAAGGAACGAAATTATCAGTTAGATTTATTTCAGATGACAAAACATTATTAGGTGAGGTTGAGTATAATGCTTATACTTCTACTCAAATGAATGTTGGTATTTATACAACATCATTATTGAAAAATATGATTGGTGTATTAGATAACGACTTAACATTAAAAGTTGATAAAGCAGGTGATAAATCGGTATCATTAAAGGTATCGTCTGACGAAACTGAAACATCTTATCAATTGGCAGACTTAGGAGTTATTCCACCTGTACCGGATTTGAAAACATTACCTGATTTTGGTATTTCAATTGAAATGGCATCTAATATGATTGACAAATTTATCAAAGCAAAAGGTGCATTGAGTGATGTAGATACTTTCACAATCTTTACCGAAGGTGGTGATTTAAAGATGGCAATTGGTTATTCTTCTATCTCTACAAACCGAGTTACATTTACTGCACAAAAAGATTACGCAGAAACAGTAAAACCAATTTCTTTCTCAGCAAAATATTTGAAAGAAATCTTAACAGCAAACAAAGAAGCAACATCAGCAAAATTAAAAGTTTCAACTGACGGATTATCGAATGTTGAATTCCAAATTGATGATTTTGTATGTAAATATTATTTAGTAGAAATCTCAAATTAATAAAATGAAAGAACAATTAGAATTATTCCCACAAGAAGAATTACAACAACAAGATGCGGGTAGTATTGATACAACCGAAGCACAACCAATTAAAGATGTTGAATGGTGTTTTCAATTCTTTAATAATGAAGCAATTGTGTTTGCATGGTCAAATGAAAATGAAAAACCTACACCATTAGTTATAGAATTAAAACCAATTGAAAATGAGGGATTAAATTTTCAACAAAACGGAATGACATTTAGAATTTTCCCAAGAGAAATTAGTGAAGAAACAAAAAAAGAAAGAGAGAATGCAAGTCAAAATAAAGAAGCTTAGTCCACAAGCAGTTATCCCCACTTATGCAAAAGATGGTGATGCCGGTATGGATTTAGTGGCAACATCAATGAAGTTTGATGGTACACAAATTACATACGGAACAGGATTAGCAATGGAAATACCCGAAGGATTTGTAGGATTAGTATTCCCTCGTTCATCTATTCGTAAAACCGATTTATCATTGAGTAATTCGGTAGGTGTAATTGATAGTGGATATAGAGGTGAAATACAGGCAACATTTAATCAAAGGTCATTATCATCTCAAAGTGGTAGTTTTGTATATGGTGTTGGTGATAGGATTATGCAAATTATAATTATCCCACACCCACCAATTGAATTTAAAGAAGTAGATGAATTAACAAACACCGAAAGAGGCGAAGGCGGATTCGGTTCAACTGGAAAATAATATGAGTTTTTTCGCAAACGATATAAACAAAAGAGAACATAGTTTGTGGGTGGAGAAATACCGCCCACAAAGTCTTGCTGATTATGTTGGTAATGAAACCATCAAAGAAACAATTCAGCAATATTTGGATGCAAACGATATACCACATTTGTTGTTATACGGAAAAGCGGGTACTGGTAAGACCACACTTGCAAAGTTAATCGTAAACACAATTAAATGTGACTTTATGATTATCAACGCATCGGATGAAAACAATGTGGATACCGTAAGAACAAAAGTTAAGAACTTTGCATCATCGGTTGGGTTTGCAGGTTTCAAAGTAATCATATTAGATGAGTTTGATTATATGACACCCGGAGCACAAGCTATTTTGAGAAACTTAATGGAAACATTCAGCAAACATTGTAGATTTATCTTAACTTGTAATTACATTGAGAAAATTATTGACCCTATTCAAAGTAGATGTCAGTCTTTCGCAATTACTCCTCCGACTAAAAAGGATGTAGCAATTCAGGTAGCAAAGATATTAGATGCAGAAAAGATTAAGTATGAACCAAAGAATATGGCTGATGTGATTAATTCATATTACCCAGATATTAGAAGAATACTTAATACTTGTCAATTACAATCTGCAAAAGGTGAATTGAAAGTAGACCATAGAGTAATGGTTGAAGCAAACTTTGCAACTAAGCTTATTGAATTGTTAAAGGAATCTGATGACAAACGAAATATGTTTATGAAAATTAGACAGTCAGTAGCTGATAACAAATTAAACGACTATTCCGAAATGTATACAATGTTATACGACAAAGTGGACGAATATGCAACAGGAAATGTAGCAAATGTGATTTTAACTATTGCTGATGGTCTTTCAAAAGATGCATTAGTAGTAGATAAAGAAATCGTATTTATGTCTACAATTATACAAATATTAAACATTATAAAATAAACAAAATGGAACAAGGACAACAATTACCAACGAATTTTAACTTAAACGATGCAAGAGATATGGATTGTGAATGTGGTGGAAAGATATTTTTACCAGCATATAGATTTAAAAAGATATCTCGTTTATTAACAGGTCAACCAAAAGATTCGGTTATGCCTATTGAATTGTATGTATGTGCAAGTTGTGGTAAAGCATTAAACGAATTATTGCCACAAGAATTACAAGAAACAAAAATCACAGAATAGTGGCAGCAAAATTGTTTGACCATATCAATGCAATAACTACCATACAAGACCCTAAGTATTTTGACAAATTATCTGACGAAGATGTTAAGACTTGGAGTAATTTTATGATAAATAGATTTCTATCAATGAAACCTGAATGGGTTGAGTTGGTAGCATCTCTGTTGCCTTTAACACAAACATTACAACCAAAAGAAATGTATAAGTTGTATATTAGTGTTATTCCAAAAGGTAAATACTTTTTGAAATATATAAAAGGAAAATCAGAGGATAAATACGAACAATTCATAGTTGACTTACTAAAGAAAGAATATGATTGTTCAGAAAATCAAGCAATTGAATATTTGGAAGTTCTTTATTCAACTAGAGAAGGTAGAGAATATATGAAATATGTTTGTGAAAAATATGGTATAGATAAAAAGCAAATAACTAAATTGAAACTTAAGATATAATTTGGTAAATCCAATTATTTGTCTTATATTACAGTTATTATGGCAAGAGTATCATTTTCACAATATAGTATGTGGCATAGTTGCCCACAACAATATAAATTAGCATACATAGATAAGTTAGGTGAATCATCATCAAACATTCATTCAATCTTTGGAACTGCAATGCATGAGACACTACAAAATTATTTGGAGAAGTGTTTAAGAATATCAAAGTCACAAGCTGACAAAATGATTGACTTAAAGGAATATCTTAAAGAAAGAATGAGAGATGCATATCTTAAAGAAACCGAAGGTGAAATAGGTAATACTACAATATGCACCAAAGAAGAAATGGTGGAGTTTTTAGAAGATGGAAATGTCTTATTAGATTGGTTTCAAAAACCCAAAAACTTTAACAAATTCTTTTCGTTAAAACACGATGAGTTGGTAGCAATTGAACAACCTATAAACACAAAGATTTCGGAGAATGTAAACTTCATGGGTTTCATAGATTTGATTATCAGAGATACCTTTACAGGTAGATATAGAATCATTGATTTTAAAACTTCTACAAGAGGTTGGAGTAAATATCAAAAATCAGACCCAGTTAAAAGTGCACAAATCCTATTATACAAAAAATTCTATGCTGAATTGATTGGTATTTCCGAAGATGTGATTGATGTTGAATTTATCATATTGAAAAGAAAAGTTGAAGTAAGAGAAGACATCCCAACACATAGAATCAGTAAACACATTCCTGCAAATGGTAAGGTATCGGTAAACAAAGCCTGGAAGGGTTTTACGGAGTTTGTAGAGAGTGTATTTGACAAAGATGGTAATTATAGAACTGACATAGAATTCCCAAAGAACGCAACTAAACTATGTGAATGGTGTGAGTTTTTTGATAGAGGAATATGTGATAGGGGGTTAAAAAATCTAAATTAAACAATATATATTTAAAAATAAGTTATGACAAAAAAGAAGATTCTGTTATTATCGGATGATTTAAGAATGGCAAGTGGTATTGCCAATGTTTCCAAACAATTAGTGTTGGGAACTGTTGATAAGTATGATTGGGTTCAATTAGGAGCTGCAATCAAACATCCAGAAGCTGGTAAAGTTTTAGACCTAAATGAAAGTGTTAGAGAACAAACAGGTGTAAAAGATGCAAATGTAAAAATTTACCCGTCCGATGGTTATGGTAATGCCGATATAATTAGACGATTATTGATGATTGAAAAACCTGACGCTATCTTACACTTTACAGACCCGAGATATTGGATTTGGTTATATGAGATGGAGCACGAAGTTCGTCAATCGGTACCATTATTTTTCTATCATATCTGGGATGATTTACCAGACCCAAAATACAATAGAGATTACTACGAAAGTTGTGATTGGATTGGATGTATTTCAAAACAAACTTATGGTATTACTAAAAGAGTTTGGAGTTGGGATAAAGAAAAACATTGGACACCACCCGCAGACTGGCAAGTAAGTTATGTACCACATGGTATCAATTCCGACTTATACAAACCAGTAGAAGTTCCACAAGAATTTAAAAAAGAAATATTTGGTGATAAGGAATACGATTTTGTTTTATATTGGAATAATAGAAATATTCGTAGAAAACAACCTATTGATGTTATTTTAGCATTCGATAAATTTGTTGAAGCATTACGACCTGAAGAAAGAAGTAAAGTATGTTTATTAATGCATACTCAACCTGTCGAAGAACATGGAACAGATTTACCAAGAACAATTGCAGAATGTTGTTCACCTGAAACAAATGTCGTATTTGCACCAAATAGATATTCCGAAGAACAATTGAACTATCTTTACAATATGGGAGATGTGACAATTAATGTGGCATCTAATGAAGGATTTGGTTTAGCAACCGCAGAATCAGTAATGGCAGGAACTCCAATCATAGTAACGGTTACAGGTGGATTACAAGACCAATGTGGATTTAGAGAAAGAGGAACGGGTAAATTACTAATTGCCGAAGATTATGTTGAAATTGGTTCTTTACACGATAGGCACAGAAAAGCAGGTGTAGTGTGGGGAGATTGGGTTAAACCAATTTGGCCAGTTCGTTCAACAACGGGTTCAGTACCTACTCCATATATTTTTGATGATAGAGTTGACTTTGAAGATATCACTCCTTTAATTATGGATTGGTATAAAATGCCAAAAGAAGATAGAGAAGCTGCCGGATTGAAAGGTAGAAAACATTTCTTAGGAGAAGGTAAATTAAGTAGAGAAGCAATGTGTCAATCATTAGTAGATGGTATGGAAGGTGCATTCGAAAATTGGAAACCAAAACAAAAATTTAAGTTAATAGAGTTATAATATGAAACCAACATTAGTATTTCAAGCACCAGTAGCAACAAGAAGTGGGTATGGTGACCACGCGAGAGATTTATTACACTCTCTTTATAAATTAGATAAATTTGAAATTAAAGTAATTAGTACACGTTGGGGTAATACTCCAATGGATTCACTTAATTATGACAATCCATTTCATAAGTGGATAGTAGATAATATCATTCCGGGTATTGAACAAAAACCTGACATTTATATTCAGGTTACTGTACCAAACGAATTCCAACCAGTAGGACATTATAATATCGGTATTACTGCAGCTATCGAAACAACACATTCACCATTAGATTGGCTACATGGTTGTAATAGAATGGACTTAATTATAGTACCATCTGAACATTCAAAGAAAAGTTTGGTAGATACAATTTACAATGAACAAGACAAAAATAGTGGTCAATTGATTGCACAACATAAAATCCAAAAGCCTGTTGAAATTCTTTTTGAAGGATTTGATGAGATGGATTTTGGAACGGAAGATGTTGTAAATATTACGGAATTGGATTCAATCAAAGAAGATTTTGCATTCTTATTTGTAGGACATTGGTTAAGAGGTGATTTAGGTGAAGATAGAAAAAATGTTGGAATGATGATTAAAACATTTGCAATGGCTTTCAAAAATGAAAAAGTAAAACCAGCATTAGTTCTTAAAACCAGTTCCGCGGGATTTAGTGTGATGGATAGAGAAACTACAATTAAAAAAATCAAAGAGGTATTGGGTAAAGATTATAAGTCAGTTCCAATTTATCTTTTACATGGTGATTTAACTCCATCGGAAATGAATGGGTTATACGAACATAAAAAAGTAAAAGCAATGTTAAATTTTACAAAAGGTGAAGGATTTGGTAGACCACTATTAGAATTTAGTTTGACAGGAAAGCCTGTAATTGTTTCTAATTGGAGTGGCCATATTGATTTTTTAAAACAAGGTGCAGTATTATTAGAAGGTGAATTGAAACCGGTACATGAATCTGCAGCTGACCAATTCTTATTAAAAGAATCACAATGGTTTAATGTGAATATTTCAAAAGCATTACTTTCAATCAAAGATGTTTATAAGAATTATGATAAATACAAAACCGAATCATCTAAATTAAAAAAATATAATTTAGCAAATTTTAGTCTAACAAAAATGACTGAAGGATTTGATAGTATTTTAAATCAGTATGGTATTTATACTAAGATACAACCAAAATTTCAACAATTACAATTACCAAAATTGAAAACGTTAAATAAATAATGCCAAATTATAATCCAATATATCGTAAATTCATAGACGAAAGAAATTATATAAATCCTAAAAAAATAACAAGGGGTAGATTTTATTTAATTAAGGAATACGAATATATTGATGGAACGAAAGGCAAATATACAGAAACAAATGCACCAATAATCTACACATTATTTGCATCAGCATCAAAAGATATAGTTCATGCTGTAAAAGTTTCAAATGTAAATCCACAAATTATAAAAAGATTTTTTGGTAAATTTATAAATGAAGATACCGAATTATTGGAAATGAAAGGAGGTGCAAAAAAGTTTTACTCTTCTGTTGTATCAAAAGTTCCAGTTGTTTCAAATGATTCATATAGAACTTATAAGATTAGTGGATTTGGCCAAATTATAGAATTGGATATGGATGTAAATCAACTTACACCAAAAAATAAAAATGTAATAGGTATAGATAAAAAATCTCAATTAAAAAATAAATAGTTATGACATCAAAAGAATTTGTCCTTTGGTTAAAAGGATTTACAGAAGGAGTACATGAATTTAATATTACTCCAAAGCAGTGGGATTTATTAAAAGAAAAGTTATCAAAAGTTAACGATGGAACTCCAATCGGTATAGGTGGATGGGGAACACCAAATACATTTATTACACCACCACCAACAGACCCATACAATCCATTTAAGATAACTTGTGGTAGTGGTTCATCTGGAACAACAATAACAACAACACCAGGTGTTGGTTCAATTACAATTGCTAATCCATCATTTGGATTTGGAACAACATCAACTGCATATGGATATCCGAGTGGTTCTGCATGGAGTTATACAACATCAAACGAAAAAGTATTTTAATGAAATTAAGTTACGCAATAACGGCTTGTAATGAAGTCGAAGAAACGATTAGATTGGTAGGACAATTATTAAACTATAAAGAAGAAAATTCGGAAATAGTAGTCCTATTAGATACACCGAAAGCTCCAATAGAATTAGTAGAGTATTTAGAACTACAAGCTAATGCAGACCACATTACACTTATCGAATCGGAATTTGATAATGATTTTGCACAATGGAAAAATTTATTAAACTCACAATGTAAAGGTGAGTGGATATTTCAATTGGATGCTGATGAATATCTTATGCCTGATTTGATTGTAAATATGGAAGCATTATTGGATGTAAATACCGATAAGGATATGATTGTTGTTCCTAGAATTAATACTGTTGAAGGTTTAACTCAATCTCATATTCAAAAATGGGGATGGAATGTAAATGAGAAAGGATGGGTAAACTTTCCCGATGTTCAGACTCGTATCTATAAAAACTCTGACAAAATCGGTTGGAGTGGTAAAGTACATGAAAGAATAGTAGGATTTGAATCTTATACAAATTTTCCAGCTGAAGAGATATATTGTATCAAACATCCAAAGACAATCGAAAGACAAGAAAGACAGAATAATTATTACGATACTTTATAATGGTTCACATATACTATCACATATATGCAATTGATGGTGTTGAATCTATAATAGATGAACAATTAAATCTAATAAAAAAACATTTTGATTTTCCTTACATATTAAATGTGGGGATTTCTATTGCAGAGGATAATACTTCAATAGATTATATTATTAATAAATTTGAAAAAATTAGAGATGTGAGGTCTAGAGGTAATGAATTTGTAACATTAGATTTAATAGAAAAAGATAAAGAAAAGTTTGGTGATTCCGATTATATTTTGTATATTCATACAAAGGGTGCATCAAAACAAAACTTAGAAAATGTAGTAAGTTGGAGACATCTTATGAATTATTTTAATATTGAAAAAGTAAAAAATATATTTAAAATTTTTGAAAAAACCGATTATAATACATATGGTGTTTTATTAGGAACTGCCGGAAAATGGAAATTGTATTCTGGTAATTTTTGGTGGGCAAAATCATCATATTTAAAAACAATAAAAATGGACGGAGTAAGGAAAAATAGATTTAATGCCGAAGTTGATTATATTCAAAACGGAATAGATTGGAAACCATACTCATCGTATAATAGAGAGGGAGAAAACCATTATTCAATTTTATTTAAAAGAGAAGAATATGCGAAATAAAATAACATTCATATATAATCATACTCCAAATGAAACCTGGTCAACACCTTTGTCTTTACTCAATGAGTTTAAGGAGAGAGGTTGGGAAACTGAAATAGTATCGATTACGGCAACCGATGATTCTGCATTACAATTGTGGATTCAACAAGACATTCCAACGGATATTGTGTTGTTTATGGATTGGGGTAGAATTGATTCACCATATTTAGATAAAGATTTAAAACCAAGTGCATGTTGGATACAAGAAAGTGGAGATGACCCACAAAACTTTGAAAGAAATTATCCAAAAGCAAATCGTTTTCATTATACAATTACTCCGGATAGAGTATCGGCATACGAATATAGAAGTAGAGGTATTGATTGTGATTGGGTTCCACATTGGGCAGATACAATGGTACAGTTTCCAATGAATTTAGAACCTGAATATGTGGGTGTAACAAGTAGAGGTAGAGGTGGTTCTGAATTTTTAGATTATCTTACACATTGGGCAGAAGGTGCAATTGGAAATCAAAATGGTATGGATGCAAAACAACATACTGAATTTTTGAATAAAGGATTGATAGTGATTCAAAATAGTAGATGGGGTGAAATAACCCGTAGAATATTTGAAGGTATGGCTTGTGGTAAAATGGTATTGACGGATAAGTTGGATATCAGTAGAGGTTTGGAAGAATTATTTATAGATGGTGAAGATATTATTTTATACAATGATATGTTTGATTGTATTGAGAAGATGAATTACTATAACGAAAACGAAGAGGAGAGAGAACGAATTGCACACAATGGAATGATGAAAGTATTACATAATTATACACAAGTACAAGTAGTAGATAGATTAATAACAGCATATGATAGATTTAAGTAATATACGTGGATTGGTAGGAAATCACGTAGCTCCATACATTTACAACGCTAAAAGTTTTGAAGCGGGTAAAACACCAATTTACTATTCTGGTCCTTATTGGGATAACAGAGAAATAGAAACAGCAATTGACACATTCTTAAATGGAAAGTGGATTACTGCAGGAGAAAGAGTTTATAAATTTGAAAACCTATTCAGTACGAGAGTTAATGTTAAACATTCTCATATGGTAAACTCAGGTAGTTCTGCTAACTTGGTATTGATTGCTGCATTAAAGAAAAGATTTAATTGGGCAGATGATGATGAAATTATCGTATCTCCAGTTGGATTTGCAACTACAATTTCAGTATTATATCAACATAGATTGAAACCAATATTTTTAGATATTGAATGGGATACATTAAACTTTGACTTAAACCAAATAGAATCAAAAATTACTGAAAAAACAAAGGGTATATTCGTATCACCTGTTTTGGGTAATCCTCCAGATATGGATAGATTGCAAGAGATTGCTGATAAGTATGATTTGAAGATAATTGGTGATAATTGTGATTCTTTGGGTACAAAATGGAACGATAAACCATTAACTGACTACTATGTTGCCTTTTCAAATTCATTCTATCCTGCACACCATATTTCGACAGGAGAAGGTGGAATGATTTGCACGAATGATGATGAATTAAAGGCATTGTTTGTAAGTTATTCATGGTGGGGTAGAGATTGTTATTGTATTGGTTCTGCAAACTTATTATCATGTGGAACTTGTGGAAATAGATTTGACAAATGGTTAGAAAATTACGATGGTGTAATTGACCATAAATATGTTTTCAGCCATATGGGTTACAACTTAAAACCATTGGATTTACAAGGAGCAATTGGAATTGTTCAATTAGAAAAATTGGATGAGATTGAAGTAAATAGAAAGAGAAGTAAAGAAAGACTTACTCAAATATTTGTTGATAACATACCTGGATTGAGAGCACCATCTAAATTGGATAAAGCTGACCCATGTTGGTTTGGAACTCCATTCATTTGTGATGAACCAGGATTAAAACACAGATTAGTTGAATTTTTGGAAAAAAACAAAATCCAAACAAGAAACTACTTTGCAGGAAATATTTTATTACATCCAGGATATTCATTTTTAGATGATTTTAAAAACTACCCAGAAGCAAATAAAGTATTAGATAAAGTGTTCTTTATTGGGGCAGCACCACATTATACCGATTTGGTATTTGATTATATTGAAGAAGTTATTAAAAAGTTCAAATAATGAAGGTATTGGTTCTGGGAGATGGGTTACTTGGTTCCGAAATAGTTAAGCAAACTAATTGGGATTATATATCTCGTAAAAAAGATGGGTTCGATATAACTAAAAATGATTTTAATTTTCATGGGTATGATGTTATTATTAATTGTATAGCATTTACTAACACATATTCAAACGATAAAGAAAATAATTGGAATGTAAATTATAAAGCGGTAGCTGATTTGGTCGATTATTGTAATAATCAAAATATTAAATTAGTCCACATATCAACCGATTATGTTTATACAAATTCTAATTCAGAAGTTTCGGAAAATGATATACCGGTTCATGGTAATAATTGGTACTCATATACCAAACTTTTGGCAGACGCGTATATTGAATTAAAATCAAATAATTATTTAATTTGTAAAGGTACTCATAAACCAAATCCATTTCCATATGAAAGGGCATGGGATGACCAATGGGGAAATTTTGATTATGTAGATGTTATATCATCTTTAATAATTAATTTGGTTATGTCAAATAATTTTGGTATATTTAATGTAGGAACCGAATTCAAATCTATGTTTGATTTGGCAAAACAAACTAATAAAAATGTAAAGCCAGCTGGAAAGCCGGAGTATGTACCAAACAATACATCTATGGATGTTTCAAAATTAAAAAAATCAATACAATGAAAGAAGTAGTTATATCGGCATATGATAGAGATTATCACTATTGGATAAATAATTTAAATAAAGACATAAAAGTAACAGTTTATAGAAAAGGTACTAATTATGATTTAGCTGATGAAATCTATTTAGAAAATAATGTTGGTAGAGATGTTCATACATTCTTTTATCATATTGTTAATAATTACAATAACTTGGCAAACTATACGTTCACCTCACAGGATTATTTTCAAGACCATGTTCACAATTATATTGATATTATGAATGGTAATATTCAAACTTTAAAGCAAAACGCGGTACAAGATTTTGAAGAATGTTGGTTTTATTGTACTCAATATGGTGGAAAATTAACCTGTGATAAAAATGGTGCACCACATCATGAGGGTTTAGATATTCCAACTATTTGGAATCAATTATTTAAATCGGATTGTCCTGATACGATAACATTTACTCCAACTGGTCATTTTTGTGCAACAAAACAACATATACAAAAAAGACCACTTAACTTTTATAAAAAAGTTTTGAATATATTAGAAACAAATGAACAAGCCCCTTGGGTAATTGAAAGATTGGAACCATATATTTTTGATTTAAATTATGATATAAATGAATAAATTTTCAGTAATAATACCAACTCTTTGGAAATCAAATAGAATTCATCAATTATTGAAGGATTTAATTAGTTCCGAATTTGTAGATGAAATTATTTTAATAGATAATGCCAGTAAATATTTTGAATACTATGAAGCATTGGATAAAGTAAAATTAATACAGGTTAAAGAAAACATATATGTTAGTCCAGCTTGGAATTTGGGTGTAGAGATTGCAAAAAATGAACATATTGCAATTTGTAACGATGATATCAATTTCAATCCAAACATATTGGGTTTATTTTTAGTAAATCAAATAGAAGGTATAGTTGGCCAGGCATCCGATAACTATAATAAACCTTACGATGAAATACCTGGTTTATCAAAACTAGAAGGAATTCGTCCGTGGGGTTGGGGTTCATTTATATTAACACAAAAAAAATATTGGATTCCTATACCGGAGGAATTAAAAGTTTGGTATAATGATGATTTTATGACTGAAATTAATCCATATCCAAAATGGGTATTGCATAACTTTACAATAGTAACCGAAATGTCAACAACTTCCGACCTTGTAGAATTTAATGCAATAAAAGAGAATGATAGAATTGAATGGGAAAAAATAAAAAATAAAAATAAATAATATGAAAGAAAACTTTGACTTTTATTCACAAATGTTAAATTACTTAATGAACAATCATATAAGTAATAAAATACAATTTTCAGAAATTACAAATTGGCATGCATCACATCCATTTTATAGATTAAATTATTACAATGGTATTCAAATATCACAAGTATTGGGAATTTATTTATTTTTTAATAGAGATTTTTTAAGTAACTTTGATAATATAGTTGAAATTGGCTCTTATAATGGTGGATTATCTAGTTATATTTTTGAATCTAAAAAAGAAGGTGCAAACTTTACATCATATGATATTGAACCATCAATTAATATGGCAAAACAACAAAGAAGTGATATTGATTTTAGAATTGGAGATTGTTTTGAAGAAAAATATTATAATGAAATTGTAGATTTAATAAAACAACCTGGCAGAACATTATTAATATGTGATGGTGGAAATAAAACAAAAGAATTTAATGAGTTTTCTAAATATCTTAAAAAGGATGACATTGTTATTTTACATGATTATAAACAAGATGAACAAAGTTGGAAAATTGCAACTGAATATTGGCAATGGCCTTATGGATTTGAAACTGAATATGATGTAATTAAAGATGCTATTGCTGAAAATGGTTTGGAAGAATTTAATAACAAAAATGCAAACTTCTTTATATGGGGAAGTTATATTAAAAAATAATATATGGAAAAATTACCAATTAGTATAGGTATATTATCTTGGCATAGTGGACAGGTATTAGTGGATACATTAACAACATATCATAATAATGGTTTATTTGATATGGTAAATGATGTTACTATTTTATTTCAGGAAGTAACTACACAAGATATTCAAATAGCAACTCACTTTGGTTTAAATTTTATTGGTTTACAAAAAAATATTGGAATTGGAATGGGTATTTTGAAATTAGCACAAAATGCCGAAACTGAAAATTTTCTAATATTAGAACATGATTGGAATTTAATTGAAGATAAAGAAACAACATACAATAGATTAAAAGATGGTTTGGATTTTTTAAGTAAAGATTTTAAATGTGTTAGATATAGGCATAGAAAACATCCGGGTGCACCATTGTTTAGTTATAATATGTATAATGGTAAAGAATTGGAATATGTTGATGCGTATTATAAAATGAAATACCCACACTTATTGGATACAATTCATTGGATTGAAAATCCAGAAGAAAGATTTCCTGAATTTATACAAAAAGATGGTGATTATTATATAGCATCGAGTAGATATGGTAATTGGACAAACAATCCGTGTTTGTTTAATACTAAATTTTATATAGAATGTGTTACACCATTTATAAATAATGGACACATCACATCGGAAGGTGAAGTTGCCATTTGGTGGGCAAATCAAAATTTTAAAGTAGCACATGGTGAAGGATTATTTATGCATAACGATTGGCAAAAATACGGAAAAAAATAAAATTATATAATATGGATTTAAATGAATGGGAAAATTGGCTAAGACCCGAAATACAAACCAATGTTGATTTGATAAAACCATATCTAAATAAGGGTGATACATTCGTAGATGTGGGTGCAAATACGGGATTATTTAGTAAAATGATATTAGATGATTTGGGATATGATTTTTTAGAAAATATCATATTATTTGAACCTGTACCATATTTAGTAAGTGAATGTAAAAATAAATTTGAAAAATATTCAAATATAAAAGTAGTTGATAAAGCATTGGGTAACGAAACTTCCGAAGTTACAATATTAGCATCTAATGAAAATTTTGGTTACAATAAGATTTATAAAGAGGGAATGGAAATACACTCACACGAAAAGTATACTATAAATTGTGTAACATTTTCAGAATGGATGAACGAAAATAAAATTGAAAAGGTTAATTTTGTAAAAATAGATACCGAAGGACATGATGTTAATGTGATACGTGGAATGCTTGATTGGATGTGTAACACAAATCAAAGACCATATATATTATTTGAAACCAATTGGTACAAAGATACGGAACAGCAATTAATACGAGATATGGAAATTATGTTTGATTATAGTTCCATTGATTGTGGTAGAGATGTACTATTAATTCCATAATATGAAAGACTTAGTTATATCGGCAATAGCAAACTATATGCCAGAAAAGATTAAAATATATGTAGAATCCTTAAACGATTGTGGATTTGCTGGTGATAAAATAATGATATGTTATAATCTACCAAATAAAACAATTGAGTATCTATCATTAAAAGGTTGGGAGTGCTTGGGTGCAGAACTGATAGGTCATCCACATATGAAACGATTGATTGATATGTGGTATTTTTTAGATACAACCGATAGACAATGGAATCATATTATTACAACGGATGTAAGAGATATTTTTTGGCAGACAAATCCATCAGATTGGTTGAATATAAATCTTAAAACCGAAATCATAGTTGCATCCGAATGTATCAAAAATGAAGATGAACCATGGGCCCACAAAAATATTCATGAAGGTTTCGGCCCTATTTTTTGGGAATCAATAAAAACAAATACAATAGCAAATGTTGGTGTAATCGCAGGTAAACATAAATCGGTTAAAGATTTATTGATGTTGAATTGGTTGGTATCACAGGCCGGTGATACGAGACATTTTACCGACCAAAGTGCATTAAATCTAATCATTAATAATATTTTATTAAAAGATAAGATTGAAATAAATTCCGATTTTGCAATGCAAGTGGATACTTTGAAATCCAATAAAAGATTTGAAAAACAACAACTAACTATAAAGGAGGGATTGGTTATAAATACAAAAGATGAAACACCATATGTATTGGTTCATCAGTATGATAGAATAGAACAATTGAATAATTTAATAGAAAACAAATATAAATGAAAAAAATAGTTATTACATCATTCGTAATGCCACATGAGTTGGATGATTTGGAAAGAGTATTGGTAGATTTGAACAAAGCATCTAAATTCGTAGATGGAAAGAATTATGAATTTTACATTTCACTTTCAGTTGATGATTATTTATTTGATTGGGAAAATTCAAAAGTAGATAAACAATTTTTTATCGATAGATTTAATTCTTTAAAACCATTGACTAATTGGGCCGGTAAATCTACATACCAAATCCGTCCAGAAATTATGGGAGCATTTCAATGTAAAAGATATGCACATATGGAGTCTATTGATGCAACACACTTTATTTGGTTAGATACAGATATTTGTTTCGATGATAAAATTCTTTATTATATGGAAGCAAGTATAGATAGATTAAAAGAAACTGATACTGATGTTGACAAATATTTTATTACACCCGAAATAGTTAAATATTGGGATACTACGTGGGATTGTTTAGTTAATAAAAATTATTTAGACAAACCATTGGACTATTGTAAAACAAACAATCCATTTGCAGATAGTGGAGAAGTTGGTGATGTTGAATTGGAAACTGTATTGAACAATGTTCCGGGTCAACCTAAAACAAAATTCGGTGCAGGTTGGTTTACTTTATTATCAAAACCACTATTGGATAGAATACCCTTACCGGAATCAATGGGTGCATATGGACCAGATGATACATTTTTAATGTGGTCAATAGAAAAACTAAATCAATCAGGAGAACAAATATACCAATTTAAATTGAAAAATTATATTGTTTGTGAGAATTATATTTACAGAGATAGAAAACACTATGATACTTTAATAAAAAGAATTGATAGAAAAGAAGAATTTAAAAAACAATCTTACTCTATGTTTGAAGAAGAATTGAATAAAATAATATAATATATATTTTATTACTTATAAATTTTTTCAATATTTATATCCGTATATACAACAATTATAAAATATGAAATTTGAAGTAACTAATCCAAAAGCGTGGAAAGCCGTAAATGAAAAAAATATGCCAATGGCACATAAAATCAAAGTTTACGAAAAATTGGGTGGAGCATATCGATATGGTCAAGATGGTGGTGAACAGGTTTACAATAAGATGACCGAACTACTTAAAAGTAAAATAAATGAAGGTCCTGAATCACAAGACCATGAAGTTTCTATGGCAGGTGGTCAATTGGATGATATTATTAGAAATGCAACTGAACTTAAAGGTAAAATAGGAGAACAAGAAATGAATTTACCAGGTTGGATACAAGACCATATCTCACAGGCAATGCAATTTATTAACCAAGCCAATACCGGCTATCATAAATTAGACGAAAAATAATGGAAAACATTTATTCAGTATTAATTACGGCAATAACCGTATTGGGTGGAACTGGAGCTTGGAGATACTACGAAAAGAGAGCACTAAGTAAGGAAAGAGATGATGAGTTTATCAGGCACGATTGTAAGGATAGAATTTCTAAATTAGAAGGATTATTAGAAGCAGCTGGTAAAGAGAAGGATGAACTTCGTAATATGATTTTAACTCTAACTAGAGAAGTGGCTGCATTGAGTGTTAAAGTCGAATATCTTACTAAAGAAAACGAAGAACTACATAAAAAGGCAAAACCTATTAAGAAACAATTAAATGGTTAATCTACTTAAAGAATTCTTTTTTGGCCAACGATTTGCAAAATTAGACGGCCGTAATATTGAGTTGGGTAAAATTTACGGAAACCCAATGGCAAACGCATTTACACCATTGCAAGAAGAAGAAACCAAAAAATTAAGAATATTTGATTTTGACGATACATTGGTTAAAACAAAATCTCATATATACATTACAGGTAAAGACGGAAAAAAATCAAAATTAACTCCTGGAGAATATGCAATATATGAACCAAAAGACGGAGACAATTATGATTTTTCAGATTTCGAACAAGTTAAACAACCACAAGAAATTAAAGGTGTTACTAAATTATTAAAAACAGTTGTAAGAGCAGAGGGTGAAAGAAAGGTGGTGATATTAACCGCAAGAGCTGCATACAAACCTGTTAAGGATTACTTACAAGATATTGGATTGGAAGGAATTTATGTAGTTGCATTGGCATCAAATAACCCACAAGACAAAGCAGATTGGATTGAAGATAAAATTAAAGCAGGATATAATGATGTATTTTTTATAGATGATTCTCATAAAAACATTACCGCAGTAAATAAACTTAAAGACAAATATCCTAATATCAAAATGAAGGTTAGTCATGTCAAACACGATATACCTGCACCCCCAAAACAATCCGATATGAAATCCCAAAAAGATAAGGAAGTGACCAAACGAGTTGAACCTAAAAAAAATGACATGAGTTTGAAATCATTACTACCAAAAGATTTGGACAAGAAAGTTAAAAATCCAGATACAGGTAAAATGATTAAAGTTAGTTCAGCATTAAAATACGATAAAGACACAAAGGCATTTAAAGCAGCAGAATTTGCATTAAAAAAGAAATAAGTTATGATATACCTTTTCACAGGTCAGCCGGGAAGTGGTAAAACTACTCTGGCTAAGAAGTTACAAATGTGGTTACAGACAGATAAAGCAAATTGGAGAAAATCCGTATTTCATATTGATGGTGACCAATTGAGAGAATTGTTTCCAAACAAAGATTATTCAAAAGAAGGTAGAGAAAAGAATATCCAAAAAGCATTTGATATTGCAAGGTTTTTAGACGATTCTGGAAACGATGTTGTAATTAGTTTAGTTAGTCCGTATAAACATTTAAGAGACGAATTTAAGTCTCAATGCAAAGTACAAGAGATATATTGTCATACTAAGAAGATTAGAGGTAGAGAAGATAAGTTTGCATTAGATTATGAACCACCTACGGAATATTTTATAGATTTAGACACATCCGATGCATCAGATGATACTTTTAAAAAATTAATAAAAATAATTGTTTGATATACTTATAGTTATAATTAAATAGTTATTAGTATGGAAAATGAAGAAATTCAACAAGAAAGTTTTTTCCCAAATTTAGAACAAAGACCAAGAGGTAAAAGAGGAATTGGTGCAAGACCTTTATTAGAATCGGAAATTAAAGCTGCACAAGAAAAATCACGTTCGGCATTTGAAGCTGCAAGAAGCTTAGGTGTTTCTTATAACACTTACAAAAAATATGCACAACTTTATGGTATTTTTGAAAACCTTAAAAACCCATATGGTATTGGTATTGAAAAAGCAAAGGCAATTAAAAACAAAAAGTATAATATAGATGATATTATAGAAGGAAAACATGTACATTATCCATTACACAAATTCAAAAATAAATTGTTTTTAAGTGGATATGTTCCTAAAGTATGTAGTAGTTGTGGATTTAGTGAAGAAAGAATTACGGATGGTAAGATGCCATTACTTATAGATTTTTTAGATGGAAATTTGAACAATCGTAAATTAGATAACATTAGACCTTTGTGTTATAATTGTTTCTTTTTATTGGTTGGAGATAGAAATGTAAAAAATTGGTATGCAGAAAATGGTGGACAAATAACAGAAGCCGAAGAAAAATTATTAGAACAACAAAATCAAAACAATCAATAAAATGGAAAGAAAATTTTTACCAACACTATCGGAATTAATAGATAGATTATCTATTGTACAATTAAAAGAAGTTTTTATACCCGACCACAAAACAGAATATGCACAAGAAATTGCGGATATCACACATGACATTCAATTAATACTTGAAGAAGAAAATGTTGTTATTACCGGTGAGATGTTAAGAGCTGTGATTGTATGTGCACAAATGAATTTACATATTTGGCATAACGAATCTGCGGTTAGAAAAGGAACCGCTGGCCCTGCTAATTTGGCATTGACACATGGTTTGAATGGTATTAGAAATACTGCAAAAAATAAAATACAAGAAGTAGTGGGTGGTAGAAAAGATTATAAAATCGATTGTATTGCTGCAGATTTTAAAGATTGGGAAATTAGTTGGTAATTTCAAATATTTGTTGTATATTTATAGTAAATAAGATAATATGGCATATAGTGAAAAAGTAATTGACCATTACCAAAACCCAAAAAATGTAGGAACTTTGGACAAATCAAAATCTAATGTAGGCACAGGTCTAGTAGGAGCACCGGAATGTGGTGATGTAATGAGATTACAAATAGAAGTTAACGATAATATTATAACTGACGCAAAATTTAAAACCTTTGGATGTGGAAGTGCAATAGCAGCATCCTCATTAGCAACGGAGTGGTTGAAAGGTATGACATTAGAAGAAGCAGTTAAAATGGACAATATGGAATTGGTAGAGGAATTAAATCTACCACCAGTTAAAATCCACTGTTCAGTATTAGCAGAAGATGCTATCAAATCTGCAATAAACGATTATAGACAAAAACAAGGATTAGAACAATTAGTCTTTGAAGAATCACATATATAAAAAATAAATTATGGCTTATATTATTGGAAAGAGTTGTGTTGATTGTATGGATACTGCATGTGCAAGTGTATGTCCGGTAGATTGTATTCACGGACCTATCGATATGGAAGGTTCAGGTGGTGAAATTGAAAGAGATGGTAGAGCAGCATTTCCAGGTGGACAAATGTATATCAATCCAGATAGTTGTATCAATTGTGGAGCATGTGTTCCAGAATGTCCCGTTTCTGCAATTTATGAAGATGAGGACATTGCAATAAAAGCGGGTGATGAAGTATCGGTTCATAAGAACTACGAATTTTTCGGACTAAAATACGCATAATGGTAACAGTATCAGAAGGTGCAGCAAAAAAACTAAATTCACTTATTGAAGAAAGTGGATTCAAAACTCCATTCGTTAGAGTAGCGGTTAAAGGTGGTGGGTGCAGTGGATTGTCATATGACCTTTCATTTGATACTGAACAACAACCGGCAGATACTCTTGCAGAAAATAGGGGAGTAAAAATACTAATAGACAATAAATCGTTACTATACCTATTCGGTACTGAATTAGATTTTTCAGACGGACTTAATGGTAAGGGTTTCCAATTTATAAACCCCAATGCATCCCGAACCTGTGGATGTGGTGAGAGTTTTGCACTTTAGTGTTAACAAATTATTAACAATTAGGTTATGAGTATAAAGAGTTCTAAAGAAAACCTTAGTAAAGTGGAAAAACCACAAAAATTTGAATACATATTTGAAGATGATGAGTCAAAATCAATTTGGAAGTATGACTTGAAGAAATTCCCGAATGGGCCCGTTTCGGTTGAATATCATTGGAAGGCACACTACCTTAAAGAATTGGCAATTCGTCAAAAAAGAGGAAGATAATTTGGTAATATCAAAAATCTTTCTTATATTTAGTTAACAAACAAAAAACAGAATTATGGCTAGTAAGAAGCAAGAAATTTTTGAAACAATGAAATCATTGTTCGTAAAATTTGAAGAAGAGCACAACAAGACAACAAAAGTATCTCAAAAGAATGCAAGAACGCATATCGGTGACTTAAAGAAATTGGTTACGGACTACCGTCAGGCCTCAGTAGAAGAAACTAAAACATCAAATTAAACCCAACGGGGTGGAAAGTAATATCTCCACCCTTTATTTTTTAACAAAAAACAAAACAAACATGAAAAAAACGATTCTATCGTTGTTCCTTTCAGTATCAGTTTTAATGGGATTCGGTCAAGTTACCACATCCTCCATTTCTGGTGTAGTTAAGAACGAAAAACAAGAAGTGTTGGTAGGTGCTACAATACATGTAGTTCACACCCCAACAGGTACGAGTTACAAGACCGTAACAAATAAGAATGGTGTTTATGCATTACCTGCTGTTAGAGTTGGTGGCCCATACACATTACATGCTTCATTTGTCGGATTTAGAAAAGGTGAAGAAACGGATGTAAACACTCAATTAGGTGTAACTACAAACGTGAACTTTACATTAGTTGATGAGAAGACTACTCTTAAAGAAGTAGTTGTGACTGGAACAAAATCTGGATTATTTTCAAAAGAAAAGACAGGTGCAGCACAACAATTTACTCGTAGAGAGTTACAAACTATTCCAATTACAGGAGCTAGAACAATCAATGGTATTACTAAATACAATCCATTCGGTGATGGTTCTTCATTTGGAGCACAAGATTCTCGTTTGAACAACTTCACAATCGATGGTTCTCAATTTAATAACAACTTTGGATTAGGTTCATCTGCACAAGCGGGTGGTAGAACCGGTGCAAGTGCTATTTCATTAGATGCGATTGACCAATTACAAGTGAATGTTGCTCCATTCGATATCCGTCAGTCTGGGTTTACTGGTGCAGGTATCAACGCAGTAACAAGAAGTGGTACAAACGAAATTGAAGGTTCGGTATATCAAACACAAAGAGATAATAGTTCTCGTTATGTTGGTGATAATGCAAGAGGAACAAAAGTAACTGCATCTAAATTTGATGAGAAGGTACAAGGTTTCCGTTTAGGAGCACCAATCATTAAGAACAAATTATTTATCTTTGGTAACTACGAATCAATTGAGAAAACTGAACCAGGTACAACTTGGATTTCAACAGGTTCTCCATTGACAGGTTCACAAGTAAGTAGACCAACTTTCCAACAATTAACTGACCTTTCTAAATTTATGAAAGAGAAGTTTGATTATGAAACAGGCCCATTTGAAGGTTATTCTAACACAAACACATCTAACAAATTTTTAGTTCGTGTTGATTGGAATATTAACGATAAGAACAAATTAACTGCTCGTTATGTGTTCCACAATTCAGAAGCACAAATTGGTATTTCAAATTCACAATCTGCAGGTTTTGGTAATAGAACACAAAACATCAACGCAATGTCTTTCCAAAATAGTGGATATACTATTCAGGATAACACTCGTTCAGCAGTATTAGAATTAAACTCTAAGATTTCAAACACATTATACAATAACTTAATTGTATCGTATGATAAACAAATTGAGAACAGAGGTTATTTATCTCAAATGTTCCCAACGATTGACATTAAAGAAGGTTCTACTACATTAACATCGGTAGGATTTGACC